AAGCAAAAGTTTGAACACAGATTTAAGATAGGAGATTTAGAGTTCGGATTTGTACCTGACTTAGAGAATATATCTTGGGGTGAGTATATCGATATAGAACGCAATCTTACAGATTGGGACACGATGCATAAAGCTATGGCAGCAATGTATAGACCTATCACAAAGCGTAAAGGAGAAAAATACGAAATAGAAGAGTACAACGGAACTGCTAACTATTCGGAAGTAATGAAGTATGCACCTTTAAATGTAGTGTTTGGTGCATCGGTTTTTTTTTGGACTTTAGGAAGCGAATTGTTGACGGCTTTGATGGACTATTTGGAGAAGGAGATGAAGGGGATGGACTTAACGACTATTCAGAGCAAACTCAATTTGGAAAACAATGGGGATGGTATCAAAGCATATATGCACTCGCTAAAGGAGACATTACAAGATTTGACGCAGTTACCAGAGAACCATTGGTTAAGTGTTTGACCTTACTAACATTCGAGAAGCAAAAGACGGAAATAGAAATTAGACAAATTAAAAAGCAACAACAAAAATGGTAGGATTCTACACGATTATAGATAAGTTAAAGACGGAGTTAAATAGTTCTCCGTTTGTTAATTCAGTTACAGAGGGGAGCATCTTTAATGTTGACTTAGCTAAACAGACTATATTTCCTTTGTCTCACATTATGGTTAACTCGGCATCGTTTGAGGAAAACGTGTTGAGGTTTAACGTAAGCATCATTGCAATGGATATTGTCGATATATCAAAAGACGAAACTACAGATGTATTTACAGGCAACGATAACGAACAAGATGTATTGAATACTCAGTTAGCAGTTCTTCAACGAGTATATGAAGTAATGAGACGAGGCACGTTATACACGGATTTATTTCAGATAGATGGTGTTCCTAATTGCGAACCATTCACAGAACGCTTTGAGAATCTTTTAGCAGGGTGGACAATGACATTCGATGTGTTGGTTAAAAACGAAATGAGTATCTGTTAAGATGCAGAAAGACGAAGTACAAAAGGCTTTAGATAGGTTTAAAGACCATATAATAGCACAAGCTAAACGTAACCTTACGAACAAGGATAAGAACGTTAGTAAGAAGCTATACAACTCTATCGAAGGAGAAGTAAAAGTATTTCCTAATTCCATAGGTATGTACTTTAGTATGGAAGAATACGGAGCGTATCAGGACTTAGGAGTTAAAGGAAAGAAAAGTGCAAGCAAGGCACCACAATCTCCGTTTAGATTTGGAAGCGGTACAGGTAAGAAAGGCGGCTTAACGGCAGCTATGGAGAAGTGGGTTACACAAAGACGAATCCAATTCAAAGATAGAAAGAGCGGTAAGTTTATGAGTTACAAATCTACTGCGTGGTTAATGACCAGAAGTATATACTCTAAAGGAATTAAACCGAGTTTATTTTTCACGAAGCCATTTGAGGCAGCATACAAAAACCTACCAAACGAGTTAATAGATAAATACGGACTTGAAGCAAGTAAACTATTTAACGACATAATAAAACAACCTAAATAATGGCTAATATATCAGCACGTTCTCCATTTATAGTAGAGATAGATGAAGCAGGGCAAATAGAAACGAAAGTAGAATTAAGAATATGGAACGGGTCACCTGCTTCTGTACCAGCTTCAGCAACGTATACTTTAAGCAAGCTTATACCTGCGCCAACGGTTACAAAAACAACTTATAATATTAGTCCGTACATAAAAGAATATATAACGCACGCATCGTTTCAAAACAACTATAATGTTACCAATACGGCTTTAACTAATGCGGAAAGCTGCAACGTACAAGTAAAAAGATTTAAGAAATTAACTACAACTTTTACGCAGGTAGGTAGCACGGAGTTATATACTGCTTTTGATGGTTACGGATTATATACGGAAGGTTATAATGAGGACTTAGGCGAAGTATTATTATATGAAAAGACGTATTATTATTTATACGATGCTAACGCAAATTTAGCTACAGATACTTTAAAAAGGGCAGGTAGTGTAACGTGGAATGCTACTGCAGGGCAAAAGCTAAGATACACCGAGTTAGGCACAGGAACAATATTTAATGCGACAATACCTACAAGCGATGTAATAACATCTTTTAGGGTAAGCACTTCTTTCTACGACAACGGGAACTTAATGGAGATTTTAGATGCTTCAAATAATGTTCTTTGGAGTGCTACCTTTAAGCCAAAAACAGAATGTAAATATGAGCCTGTTTGCTGCGACTTTATCAATAGATACGGAGCGTGGCAAAGAGAGTTCTTCTTTAAGGCATCTAAGAATAGTATTAACGTTGAAAACTCAGAGTATAATTTGCTTCAGTCCAATCTTGTTAATTATAGCGTATTGGAAGGACAAAGAAAAACGTTCAACACGAACTACTCAGAAACTATTACGGTGAATACGGATTGGGTATCTGAGGACTTCAGCGAGAATCTACGTGAGTTAATGACAAGTGAAAGAATATTGTTAGACAATAGACCTGTTAAACTAAACACGAAAAGCACGGAGTTATTTAAACAGATAAACACGAAAATGATAAACTATACTTTAGAATTTCAGTATGCAAGTGACATCATTAACAACGTAGTATAATGAAAAGAAAAGTACAGATATATATTGAAGGTGAGCGTTTAGAGTTATTCGATGACGAAAAGATTTCTATAACATCGAGCATTCAAAACGTACAAGATATTGCTAAAACATTTACTGATTTATCACAGAGTTTTACCGTACCTGCAAGTGAGCATAACAACGCTATATTTAAACACTTTTACGAGAATGCTATAGATAATAGCTACGACTATCAAGTAAGAAGGGATGCAAGGATAGAGATAGATTTAATTCCATTTAGAACAGGTAAGATACAACTCGAAAAGGCGAATGTAAAAAAGGGTTTAGCACAAAGCTATAGCATTACGTTTTACGGCGATTTAAGAACGTTACAAGATTACTTCGGAGAAGACAAGCTAAACACGTTAGATATGTCCCCCTACACACACGAATACAACGGTGCAGAAGTTCAAACACGAATAACATCAAGTTCAAGTTATGACATACGCTATCCTTTAATCTCAAGTAGTAGAGTTTGGCAGTATGGCGGTGGTGGAGCGCAAGATATAAGCCAGAATAGCCACCATATGCATTACTACGAGTTGTTTCCTGCGGTAAGAATAAGCAAAGTATTTGAAGCTATAGAAACGAAATACGATATAGATTTTCAAGGGTTATTTCTAAATGACAAGAGGTTTACGAATTGTTACTTATGGCTAAAGAATAAAGATACGTTTGCTTTTTACTCAGATAGGAAAGCGTTAGATTTTACTGCGGTAAGTCAGGCAACGGGAGTAGGTACGGCAGCTATATTAGATAGGAATGTTTTAAAGTTTAATTACGACCCTGAAAACTCAATAGGCGGCACGGTGCCTGGAATACTTAAGCAGATTCAGATTTATGTAAATGCTTACGGAGTAGGTGGAGCAGATGTTACAACGAGTGATATTTTTATAGACGTATACGAAAACGATAATCTTATAGCTACGGTTAGTGGTTTTTTTGGTACGGCAGCAGAATACACTACGCTTGTTGATTGGGACTTATCTTTAGATACTGAGTATTCTTTTGTAGGTAGAGCGGAAGGTGATGTAATTATAGATTATTGGTGTGATTTAACGCTATTAATTAATGGTTCTCCTACAGACCAAAACGGAAACTTTAACGATTACGCAGTAGTAACGGTTGCTCAAAACACATTTACAAAAGATTTAGATATTTCTGGCAATTTTCCAGATATGAAGATAAGCGATTTCGTAGCAGGTATATTAAAGCAGTTTAATTTAACTTGTTATGGTTTATCTCCTACTATATTTCAGATTGAACCTTTAGAGGATTGGTATAGCAAAGGAAGAATAATAGACGTAACAAAACATATTGATATAAATAGCATAGATTACGAGCGTGTAAAGTTGTATAAAAAGATAGGATTTAAGCATTTAAAAAGTGCTACTATTTTAAACACGCAATTTGCAGCTAATAATAATCGTGAATATGGAGATTTAGAGCAGGTATATGATTACGATGGCGGTGAATATGTAATACAATTACCTTTTGAGAATCTTTGCCACCAAAAGTTTACAGGAACGGATTTACAAGTAGGTTACTCTTTAGACAAAACTTTAGCACCTATTATTCCGCAGCCTATTTTATTGTATATGAATGAGCAAAAGACGGTATCATTCTACTTTAATAATGGAACGTCTACAAATCATATAACAAGCTATATGCCTTTCGGTCAGGATTTAATTTATAACTCTTCAAAATATACCTTAAACTTTGGTCAAGATAATAGCACATTCTTTTTAGAGCCTATTGAAAGAAATATCTTTAAAGTATATTACTATAACTACTTAGCTAATTTATACTCTAAGAAACAAAGGTTAGTAAGTTGCAAAGGATTATTTCCCACTCCTATTCTTACAAGCCTAAAGATGAATGATAGGATATTAATTAGGGACAAAAGGTATATCATAAACGAGATAAAAACGGAAACAACCACAGGAGATGTGGATTTAGTTTTGTTAAATGATTTTCGTTCTATAAAGGCATTAAATGCCCCTAAGACAGGAAAGGGAGTATTAACTGTAACGGTGGGTGTATTGCTACCTACTGGAGTAACTGAGGTTGCTTTAGATATGGGTGCTACAGGTGTAACGGCAAGTGCTGCTACAATTACTACAGACACGGATGTTGTATTTACTTATCCTGTAGTAACTCCAAGTTATACAATTATCGCAGAAAACTCAAACGATTTAATAACGGAGTTTAACCAATACCTAAGAGGAGAAGAAGGAAACACTAACGTTTACGATATAGAATTAACTTATACAAACGAGGACGGAAGCACAGAGGTAGACATCCTAACACTAACACAAGAAGTATGATTAAGAATATTTTAGAACTGCTTAAGATAGACGATTTCTACGGAAAGGCGGAGTTCATCGACATAGCAAAAGGTAAGTATAAAATACCTACAAGCGTACGTGAAGCATACAAACAAGGTAAAAGAGAGTTAAAGAGTAAAAGACTTAAGTAATGGCTGAAAAGAAAGTAATAGAATTAGAGGTTAAGAGTGACTCGTTAGGAAGTCTTAAATCGCAACTAAGAGCAGCACAGAATGAAGTTACTGCTATGGCAGAAAAGTTCGGTGCAACTTCTGAACAAGCCGTTAAAGCAGCGAAGAAAGCAGCGGAATTAAAAGATGCTATTGGAGATGCTAAAGCCTTAACAGATGCCTTTAATCCAGATGCTAAATTCAATGCGTTATCTGCTTCTATTGGCGGTGCGTTAAATGGGTTTCAAGCCTTTGAAGGTGCTTTAGGTTTAATAGGTGTAGAATCTGAAAGCGTACAGAAGACTTTGCTTAAGGTACAGAGTGCTATGGCACTATCTCAAGGTGTTCAAGGATTGTTGGAAGCTAAAGATAGCTTTAAGCAATTAGGAGCAGTAGCAGCGGATGCGTTAAAAGGAATTCGGACAGGTATTGCAGCTACAGGAATAGGTTTATTAGTTGTGGCGGTAGGTACTTTAGTTGCTTATTGGGATGACATTAAAAGTGCTATTAGTGGAGTTAGCGCAGAGCAGGAAGCGTTAAATGTTAAATCACAAAAAGACGTAGACCTACAGAAAGAAAAATTAGAGAGTTTAGATTCTCAAGATAACATCTTAAAGCTACAAGGACTTACCGAAAAGCAAATACTTCAGCTTAAAATAAAGCAAACAGATGAAGCTATAAAGGCTTATGAAATATCTATTAAGAATCAGGAGCAAACTTTAAAAGCACAGATACAAGCCGAGCAGCGAAATAAAGAGATACTTAAAGGAATACTTCAATTTATTTTAGCACCTATAAACCTACTCTTAAAAACCGTAGACGAGATAGGCGCATTTTTAGGTAAGGATTGGAACTTGCAAGACCAAGTAATGGATTGGACTGCTTCATTAATCTTTGACCCTAAAGAAGTAGAAGAAGAAGGAATGAAGGCTATTGCAGAATCTAAAAAGGCTTTAGCAGAATTAAAGAACCAACAAGCAGGATTCCAGCTACAAATACAAGCTATAGATAAACAAGCTGCGGATGCTCGTAGACAAGCACAGAAAGAAGCAAACGATAAACGAGTAGCAGACGAAAAAGAAAAGAATGATAAGCTAAAAGAACTTGCTGAAGACAAAGCTAAATTTGATTTAGAGCAGATTGAACTTGATGAAATTAGACAAGAACAAGCCTACCAAAGAAAGTTAGATGCAGCAGCAAAAGCCGCAGAAGAAGAGAAGGCTATGGAAGATGCTTTACGAGCAGAACGATTAGCAGCAGAACAAGCAGATGAAATAAGACAAGAGGAAGCGTGGGCAAGAGAACAAGAAGGAATAGCAAAACTTCAAGAATTAAAATACGCAGCAGTTTTACAAGGTTTAACATTAATCTCTGACTTATCCGAAGTCTTTGCTAAGAAAGGAGAGAAACAAGCTAAGAGAGCATTTGAGATACAAAAGGCAGCAAGTATAGCGGCAGCAGTAATTACAACTTACCAGAGTGCGGTTAGTGCGTATCAATCTCAGTTCTTGCCATTGCCTGACCCTACATCGCCTATTAGAGGTGCTATCGCAGCAGGTATAGCCGTAGCAGCAGGATTAGGGAACGTAGCTAAAATAGCATCACAAAAGTTTGAAGGTAGCGGTTCTATTAGTGCTTCAGCTACACCAAGTGGCGGCGGCGGTGGCGGCGGCGGTGGTTCAGTTATCACTCCTAACTTTAACTTAGTAGGAAACGCTCAAGCAACTAATCCATTAGCAGGATTAGGAGAGGGATTAATTCAAGCCTATGTAGTAAGTGGAGATGTAACGACTGCTCAGTCTTTAGATAGGAATAGAGTGAATAACGCAACGTTTGGTTAATTATAAAGTTATTAGGATATGAATAAGATAATAGAATTAGTGATAGACGAGAACGATGAGATGAGCGGAATAGATGCCGTTTCAGTTGTTAGTTCTCCTGCGATAGAAGAGAATTTTATTGCGTTACATAAACACGAAGTAGAGTTGAAAGAAATAGATACTGAGAAGCGTATCTTAATGGGTGCTGCTTTAGTGCCTAATAAACAAATCTACAGACGTAACGACAAGAATGAAGAGTATCATATCTATTTTAGTAAGGACACGGTTAGAAAAGCATCTGAGTTATTCTTAATGAGAGCAAACCAAAATAACGCTACATACGAACACGATAAAAAATTAAGTGGAATGAGTGTGGTAGAATCGTGGATTATCGAAGATGAGAAAAAAGATAAGTCTGCAAAATACGGATTCAGTCTACCTGTAGGAACGTGGATGATTTCTATGAAGGTAAACAATGATGAGGTATGGAAAGACGTAAAAGAAGGTAAAGTAAAAGGATTTTCTATAGAAGGTTACTTTGCAGACAAATACGAAATGAGCCTTAAACCCGCAGTTACTGAGCCAGAAACAGAAGAGGAATTAATTGAGAAGTTAAAAGCACTTATTTTAAAAGCTGAACAAGAGGAATTAGAAGAGGGAGTAGAGCATTACACAAAAGACGGAAAGGTATATACAGGACCAACGCACAAAGACGCTTCAGGTCGTTTAATGACGGGTGCAGTTCACACAGAAGATAGCGAGTATTTATATCATAAAGACGAACTACCCTTACAACTTGAAAGCTACACAGACTATCCAGAAGCAGCTAAAGAAAACGCTAAGATAGCTTTAAGATATGCAGAAGAAAACGGATGGGGAGACTGCGGAACACCTGTAGGTAAAGCACGAGCAAATCAGTTAGCAAATGGCGAACCTATAAGCGAAGAAACTATTGCACGAATGGCATCGTTTGAACGTCAACGTCAAAACTCTGACAAGGAGTTAGGAGATGGATGCGGTAGATTGATGTGGTTAGCGTGGGGTGGAGATGAAGGAGTAGAATGGGCACAACGTAAATTAGAACAAATAAAAAACAAATAAGATGGCAAAACAAAAAACACTAAGTAAGACAAGTCCTAAGGGCGGTAAAAGAGGATGCCTTTGTGACGATGGTACGTATAACTCAAAATGCTGCACAGGAGAACTGCAAAATCAAGGAGTTGGTAGTACGGTAAATCAAGTCGTAAGTAACGTTGTAAACACGAACACGGAAAGACAGATTAATTAAAAAATACAACAGAATAAAAACACGAAAGTTATTAAGTTATAAATGTTAAATATGAAAAAGAACGTAATCAATCAAATTAAAGAACTTCTTGGGATGGAAGTTAAATTGGCTACTATGAAACTTTCCGATGGAATGACTATCCTAGAAGCTGAAGTGTTTGAAGCAGGAGCAGAAGTTTTTATAGTTGCTGAAGACCAAAAAATTGCTTTGCCTGTAGGAGAGTATGAATTGGAAGATTCTAAAATGTTGGTAGTAATCGAAGAAGGTATTATTGCTGAAATTAAAGAAATGGAAGCTGAAGAGGAAATGCCGATGCAAGAGCCAGAAGCAGAAGCAGAGGTAGAAGTTGAGGCAGAAGCAGAAGCACCTAAAGACATTAAAAAGACGGTTGAATCTATCGTTAAAGAAACGTTCTTCTCAGAAATGGAAGCACTTAAAATTGAAAACGAAGAGTTGAAAGCTAAGTTAGAAATGTTTTCAAAAGTTGAGCCTACTACAGAAATTGCTACTGAAGAAACTACTAAAGAAAATAAGGTTGAATTAGAGGAAGTATCTCCTATCACTTTCAACCCTGAGAATGTAAATAAAGCAGAAGGATTCAAATTTGCTTCTAAAAGAGCAAGAACTACAATGGATTCTATCCTTGAAAAATTAAATAAATAATTAACTAATAATTTAAAAAAAAGATGGCTACTACAACATCAATTACAACTACTTACGCTGGGGAGTTCGCAGGTAAGTACATTGCTGCAGCACTTTTGTCTGCACCAACTTTAGAGCAAGGTGGTTTAACTATCCACCCAAATGTTAAGTACAAACAAGTTATCCAACGTGTTGCTACTGATGGAATCGTTAAGAACGCTACTTGTGATTTTGACGCTACTTCAACTTTAACTCTTACTGAAAGAGTATTGAATCCTGAAGAGTTCCAAGTTAACCTACAACTTTGTAAAAAAGATTTCCACCAAACTTGGCAGGCGGCTGAGATGGGGTATGGAGCATTCGATGTTCTACCTAAATCTTTCGCTGATTTCCTTATTGCTCACGTAGCTGAGAAAGTTGCTTCTCATATGGAAGGTGTTATTTGGGAAGGTAACAACGCTTCTGCAGGTGAGTTCTCAGGTATTATGCGCCAACTTGCAGCTGATTCTGCTTTACCATCCGCACAAGAGGTAGCAGGTACTACAGTAGATGCAGGTGACGTTATAGCTGAACTTGGTAAAATCGTAGACGCTTGTCCATCACGTTTGTACGGACAACCAGATTTGAAATTGTATCTTTCTTCTAACATCGTACGTGCTTATATCCGTGCTTTGGGTGGATTTGGTGCATCAGGTTTGGGTGCTAATGGTGTTAACGCACAAGGTACTCAGTGGTATACTAACGGTTCACTTTCTTTCGATGGTATTCCAATCTTCTTGGCTTATGGTCTTGATGACAACAGAGGTCTTTTAACTCAGTCTTCTAACCTACACTTCGCTACGGGTCTTCTTTCTGACTTGAATGAAGTTAAAGTTATCGATATGGCAGACCTTGATGGTTCTCAAAACGTACGAGTAATTATGCGTTTTACTGCAGATGCTAAATACGGATTTGCAGGAGATTGTGTTACTTATGGTGTAACTAACTCAGCTAACTAATCTTAACCAATAAAATAACGAGGGTGGTGGAATATCTACCACCCTTTTTTTATAATATTTAAAACTTAAAAAAATGAGCTGTGATATTGCAAACGGAAGAATAGAGCCTTGTAAAGATGCGGTAGGTGGTTTAGATGCTATCTACATTATCAATTACGGAGACTATTCTTACCCAGTAGATTTAACGTATAACGCTACCAACACGGATGTTATTGATGACATTAACAACGTAACAAACGTGTATAAATTCGAACTTAAAGGAACTAATTCTTTTGAGCAAACGATAAACTCTTCAAGAGACAACGGAACCACTTTTGTGGAGCAGGTTTTAGTTGCTAACTTGAAAAAGCAAGATGTAGCTACCCATAAAATGGTTAAGTTACTTGCTTACGGAAGACCTCACATTATCGTAAGAAACAGAAACAATCAGTTCTTTCTTGCAGGTGTAGAGAGAGGAATGGATGTAACTGCAGGTACTATCTCTAACGGAACGGCGCTTGGAGATTTTTCTGGGTACACTTTGACGTTCACAGGAATGGAGAATATCCCTGCAAACTTCTTGAATTGTTCAACTGAGGTAGGACTTAAAACAGTTCTTTCTAACGCGAACATTGTAACAGTATAGTTTTTCTTTCATAATAGTTGGATTAGGGTAGCTTCGGTTACCCTTTTCTTTTTTAAAACAATATCGAAGTGTTTAAGTTAATATAGTATGATAGTATTAAATGTATCAGCTACAAGCCAAATTATTAGCTTCATTCCACGAGAGGAAAGCTATGATACTTTGGAGTTAACTGACGAGCAAACAAATGATACGCAGGTTGTAACTATAATCGATTCTACGGTAGGTGAATATTACCACACTATAGAGGCTATATTTGATTTAGTTGAAAATCATTTCTATATGTTGGTATTAAAAAACGGAAGTGATATAGTATTTAAAGACAAGATATTTTGTACTAATCAGCCTTTGGTATCATTTAGCGTAAACAATGGTCAGTATGTAAGTTCGACCACAACAAACGACTTTATAATTTATGAGTAATCTACACATCTTAAATTTAGCAAAATACGAAGCGCCAGTCATTGAGGAATCAAAGAAGAATGAGTGGGTAACGTATGGAGAAAATAACTCTTACTATCAGTTCTTAATTGATAGATATAAAAACTCAACTACCAACAATGCTATTATAAACAATATTAGCCGTTTGGTATATGGCAAAGGTTTAAGCGCAGTAGATGCTTCAAGAAAGCCTAACGAGTACGCTCAAATGATGGCTATGATTAACGCAGATGATATGCGTAAAGTAGTATTAGATTTTGAGATGTTAGGACAAGCAGCGTTTCAAGTACATTATTCTAAGGATAGAAGCAAAGTATTAAAGGCATATCATATTCCTGTACATCTTTTAGCACCTGAGAAGTGCAATAAAGACGGACAAATCGAAGCCTACTATTATTCAGATAATTGGGAAGATTTAAGAAACTACGCACCTAAAAGAATTCCTGCATTTGGATTCGGTAATGAGCAAGTAGAAATAATGTTCATTCAGCCTTATTCGGTAGGGATGAAATACTTTAGCTATGTAGATTATCAAGGTGGTATACCTTACGCAGTATTAGAAGAAGAGATATCAAGTTATTTAATTTCTGAGGTTCAGTCTTCTTTTAGTTCTCGCACGGTAGTAAACTTCAATAATGGACAACCAACCCCAGAGGAGCAAGATATTATCTCTTCTAAGGTTATGTCTAAACTTACAGGCGCAAATGGTCAACGAGTAATCGTAGCATTTAATAACAACGCTGAAAGTAAGACTACAATAGACTCTATACCGGTAGACAATGCTCCCGATTTATACAATCAGTTAAGTGAGGAATGTATGCGTAAGATTATGTTATCACATAACGTTACAAGCCCTCTACTTTTTGGTATTGCTTCAACAAATGGCTTTAGTTCAAATGCGGATGAGTTGAGAAATTCAGCTATCTTATTTGAAAATATGGTTATTCGACCAAAGCAAGAAACGTTATTAAATTCTATAGATAAGATTTTAGCTTATAACGATGTCTCTTTAGACTTAGAATTTGTAGGATTAAACCCTTTAGATGTAGATGGAGATTTAACTAATAGCGAAACATCTAATAAAGTTATCGAAGGTATCAATTCACTTTCTCCATTGGTAGCAAATAAGGTATTAGAATCTATGACACCTAACGAGATTCGTTCTTTAGTTGGTTTACCTGCTGAATCAGGCGGTTCTGATTTAACACCTGCTGCTTTAAGTTCAGAAGCTACGGATGAAGAGTTAGAAGTTCTATTAAACGACTTAGCAGGAGAAGTATTAGGAGACGAATGGGAGCGCGTTACAGAGCGTGAAGTAAAGGCGGATAACATAAGTACAGAGGAATGGGTAAATAATGCTTTAAATCCAAAGAAAAGCGTATTAGCACGTTTAGCATCTGTAATTAAATCAGAGCCAAGTAGAGAATCTAACTTAGACAAATCTGTTTACAAGGTTCGATATGAATATTCAGAGCGTTATTCCAAGCCTAATTCAAGGGATTTCTGTAAGAAAATGATGGCACGTACTGCAAACGGAGTAGTATATCGTTTAGAAGACATCGACAAAGCAAGTAGAGCTGGAGTAAATAAAGAGTTAGGACATAAAGGGCAGCCTTACGATTTGTTTAAATTCAAAGGTGGAGTTAATTGTTCTCACTATTGGAATGAGGTTCTTTATAAACTTAAGCAAAAAGACGGAAAGTATGTAGAGGATAAGTCTTTAAGTTCATCTGAGGAAGTAAACTCTATTCCTAAATCATACACCCCACGACCTACAGGAAACGCACAAAGCAAAGTAGCACCTATAGATATGCCTAACAACGGACACCACCCTAATTACGGAAAATAATGGCGGAAGCACTTTTAATATCAAGAACAGACTTAGTTAAATTTACTGCGGTAAATGGTAATGTAGATACAGATAAATTTATTCAGTTTATCAAAATATCTCAGGATGTACACATACAAACTATGTTAGGTACAGACTTGTTGAATAGAATCAAAGCTGAAATTACTTTAGCTACGTCAGGAATTCCAACGGCAATAACTGTAACAAATCAAGGAACAGGCTATACAACGGGAACAGACAGAAGTACAACAAGCGCAACGGGAACGGGTTTAAAATTAAATATTACTGCTGCGGCAGGGTTAATTACAAACGCTACAATAAACACGGCAGGAACGGGTTATAAAGTTGGAAATACTGCAACGGTAGCAGGTGGTACAAATGGAGCGGTAACAATCAGTTCAATCTATACAATACCAAGTGCGTATAACAATCTTTTAATTGACTATATAAAGCCTATGCTTATACATTGGGCAATGGTAGAATATTTGCCTTTTGCAGCTTATACAATCGCTAACAAAGGAGTATATAAACACGATTCCGAAAACGCTACTACAGTAGAAAAAAACGAAGTAGATTTCTTAGTAGAAAAGCAAAGACAAATAGCACAACACTATACGCAAAGATTTGTTGACTACATTAATTTTAACACGGCATCTTTCCCAGAGTATAATTCTAATTCAAACGGTGATATGTACCCACGAGGAGAGAATAACTTAAATGGGTGGTATTTATGAAGAAGTACAAGGTAAAAGAAAACAATATACAAAAGTTAAAGTTATACTTAAAGAAAGTAGAGAAAGATGGCGAACACAATAGGATGGGGACAAGGCGTTCTTAACACGATTAGTTGGGGTGCAGATGGAAGCAGCGGTGGTTTAGAGACTACAAACCTAATTGCTGAGAATTCTGATTTCTTTGTTACAGAAGCAGAGGACTTTCTTATAGACGAGACATTATTTAATAGCGGTGGATTTGGAGCAGTTTACGACGTTTCTTATTCAGGCGAAACATTACTAGAACGATAAAAAATACAAAATGGCAGAAAAGAAAATAAGTGAACTAACGGCTAAAGGCGCAGCACTTGCAGCTACGGATTTAATGGTTATATCTGAGGTTAGCGGTGCATCGTACGTTACTAAAAGAGTTACAGGTGCAAACGTTAAGACATTTGCTCAGAGTGGTTTGCCTACTGAGGTGCAAGTAGCTGCATCAGATGAAACTACAGCACTTACAACGGGTACTGCAAAAGTTACTTTCAGAATGCCTTACGCTATGACGGTTACTGCGGTTCGTGCATCTCTTTCAACTGCTCAAGCATCAGGTAGTATCTTCACGGTTGACATCAATGAAGGTGGTACAACTATCCTATCTACAAAGCTGACAATTGACAATACTGAAAAGACATCTACAACTGCTGCAACACCAGCGGTTATTTCTGACACTGCACTAGCAGATGATGCTGAGATAACTATTGATATCGACCAAATTGGTGATGGAACTGCGAAAGGTTTGAAAGTTACTATCATAGGGACAAGAGTATGATAATCAATCCATATTTAGTGCAGCCAAGTATTCCTGCATTCACAGGATTGCTTGACACCTACTCAGGTGCTGCGGCAGGTTATTCTGCTGCAAGAAGATTATCTTCTACATACACTGGCTCACTTATTAGAGTAAGACGTTCAAGTGATAATACTGAGCAAGACATAGGATATGACGGAAGCAATGTATTAGATGAATCTGCACTTACTACATTTGTAGGGGCAGGGAATGGATTTATAACTAAGCTATACGACCAAAGTGGTAATACTATAGATATTGCTCAAAGTACAGCACTAAGTCAGCCTAAAATAGTTAATTCGGGCACTGTATTAAAAGTTAATACTAAACCATATTTTGAAACAGATGGTAGTTCATTTTTATTCAATAATACTTTGTCTTTAAATGGAACTACAAATAGTATTTTTGTCACTTTAAAAGTAGATACAACTAAAGGGGTTATCGCTATGATGTCAGGTGGTTCTGATACAAATCAACATTTTCCATCAAGGGCTGGAGATGGAACTAATAGATATTATGATACAACGGCAACTACAACTGCATCTGCTTTGCCAAATGGTTTGAACTTAGTCAATATTCACGAAACTTCAAGCGGAAATACCGTATATGAAAATAATGTTTTGTTAATGTCTAATGAGCCGCATAATACAACAAATTCAACTGGATTGTATTTACTTGCAAGGACTGCTGGGAATAATCTTCCTTCAGGATGGGGTATGTCTGAGGTGATTATATATTCAGGCACTTCTAAGTTATCTGACAATTCTGGAATATCTACTAACATCAATACATTCTATTCAATATACTAATGGAAGTAAACGGATATAAATACACGACAGAGCAAGAAGCAATTGATGCGAGAGAGGCTTGTGATAGTTACTATGGGATTCCTGTTTCACCTAATGATATTACACAGAATTGGGTAGAATATCAGACTGCTGAATTAGATACACCTATCTTTTACTACATCAGATTTGATGAATCATTGAAGGTAGTATTAGGGAATCCTACAGATTTTGAAGTTACTACACCACCATTCCCACTAATAAATTAATTTTACAAATGGCACTAATACCTATAATAGAAGCTATAAAGAAACACGGAGTAATAGGTGTTTTAGTATTAGTAATATTCTTAATGTATAGCTTTTTTACTAAAAGGTTTGAGGTTTTAGAATCTAAACTTGAAAGAGTAGAGTTAAAGTTGTACGATTGCTTAGAAGATAGAATACAAACAAGCAAAAGACAATTAGATAAACATATACAATTTAGCGAATTAATGGTAGGTATTTTACCTGATAAAAAGAAATATGGAACTAAAAGAAAGATGGCAGTCTAAAACTCCTAAGTTTTGGAAGAAAGTACAAAGAGTAGGTATCATTGCAGGAGCAGTAGGAGCAGCTATAATCGCAGCACCTGTAGCTTTACCCGCAGCATTAATTACGGCGAGTAGTTATTTGTTAGCAATCGGTGGAGTTACGGCTACACTATCACAACTTACTAAAGAGTAACTTACCTAATAGTAATATGCAGTTAAGTAAGCATTTAAGTAGAGCAGAGTTTGAGCGTTCAGATGCTGCTACAAACTACGGAATAAGCAACTCGATGAACTCTGGGCAACTTGCTAAAGCTATGGCATTGGCTATTAATTGTTTTGAGCCTATTAGAGAGCATTTAGGAAAGCCAATTAGAGTTAATAGTGGTTATCGTTCTGTTGCTTTAAATAAGCGTATTGGTGGGGCATTAAATTCACAACATTGTGCATTGAATGGAGCAGCAATAGATTTAGATTTACACGATAGAGATTTGTTCGAGTGGATTATAGACAACGTTGTTTTCGACCAATTGATTTACGAAGCAGGAAATGATACTGAGGCAGCGTGGTTTCACATATCCTACCGAGAAGGACACAATCGTAAGCAAGTCTTACGAATGATAAAGAAAGGCGGAAAATCTACCTATATACCTTACAAACGCAAATAGAACCGAGTAACATCGGTTTTTTTATTCAAACTTATTATGAGAAGACGTCTGTTTTTTGACATAGAAACATCGTTTAATATTGGTATATTTTGGAGAAGTGGTTACAATCTTACAATACAACCAGAAGACATTATAAAAGAACGTGCTATAATTTGCGTGAGTTGGAAATGGGAAGGTAAAGATGAAGTTCATAATTTAACTTGGGATAAAAACCAATGCGATAAAAAACTTTTAAAAGATTTTGTTAAAATATTAAATCAAGCAGATGAAATAGTAGCGCATAATGGAGATAGATTCGATATAAAATGGCTGCGTACAAGATGCTTAAAACATAAGATTGATATGTTTCCTCAATACCAATCTATAGACACTCTTAAACACGCTAAAAGTCAGTTTAATTTCAATTCAAACAAGTTAGATTATATTGCTAAATTTCTCGGAGTTGGTGCGAAGCTGAAGCACGAAGGTATGGATATGTGGAAAGCTATTATTTTTAATAAAGATGCTGATGCTTTAAAACGAATGGTAGAGTATTGCGATATGGATGTTATTGTACTTGAAAAGGTTTACCACAAATTAGAACCATATACAAAGCAAAAAGTAAATTATGCGGTATTGAGAGGTGGAGAAAAGTTTGAATGCCCTAACTGTGGAAATCTACCACACTATAAAAGTATGTACACAACTGCCGCAGGAACTATTCAACACAGAATGCAATGCTCAGATAGAAAGATTTGCAATAAGAAGTTTACTATTAATAACAAAACTTACATTGGTTATTTACAATTTAAACTTCGTAGTAATATAAAATAGCTACCTTAGTAAAACTTTTTTCGTAAAGTCAATCTGTTTTGTTTAGGTAAGAAAGGGAGTTCAGAGATGTTCTCCCTTTGTTTTTTTACATCCTACTTCCCTTTGTTTATAAGGCTTTCAAAAATAAATCAAAAAAAAAAGTAAAAATAATTGTGTAAAAGTTTGGTAGTTATAAACAATTGCGTACATTTGTAAGGTCAATAAGGCGCAAAAATTTAAAAAAAAGGTTATGAAAACGAGATTACATTTATTGCAAACAAACTTAATTATCAATACTGCTGCGGTTTACACGTCACAAAACGTTCAGTATTATAAATCAATATGCGGGCGGGCGGTAGTTGAAAAATTGAAATTCGATGTTAACGGGGATAATGTTTATATCATTGCATTGAATAACAATTTAAAATTTAAAAAATCGCTTGTAAAAATGGAAATTTTCGAAACAAAAATTTTTCAAGTGAAATTAACGTTGACGCGATTCAATATTTAGTGAAACAAGATTTAGGATTAATAAAGTAATATAAACAATCAGGGGTGCGTCTCGGTAACGCACACTAATACAAAACAGATGAAAAAACAGATTAAAGAAGCCTTAGAACTTCACGCAAAAGCAAACGAATTGCTTTACTTATGCGAAGGAATGCAGAACCGAATAGATAATATGCTACGGTACAATGCAGAAATAGCTATTCCTAACAACTTTCACGAGCATTCAGAGAATGTTATTGATACCTGCCAACGTGGATTAGGTAGATTATGGAGAAGCTACCAGATAGTTATTGATAAACTTAAAAGCCTTGATGAGATATGAAAGAGGAATTAACAAAGTACGTTGAGCAATTGGAGATTGAGCGACAAGCAAACACGGATGTTTATTCAGAAGAAACACTAAACAGATTAGATAATTTAATTAAAGAGTACCACAAACTAATATTGTCATTATGAAAACACGGAATGTATTTAAGAAAGTAACAGAGGCATTTAACCAACACGTAAAGCCTACTACATTAGAAAACGAGTTCATCCCTAACAACGGAGTAAGACACGGAGACTTAAAAAGATATTGGGATAATTACAACGCTCAATTAGTTAACAGAATCTCAGAAATAAAAAGCTATGAAACGATTTAAAATAACATACAAGGTAAAGCTAAAGAGATGGGAGGAACGTTACTTAATTGTAAGTGCATACACTCAGTCAGATGCTAAAGATAAATTCCAATTATGGAAAGGTTTAATAACAGATATAAACGAGATATGAAACAGACAGCAGTAGAATGGCTTATAGATCAGGTCAATACAGCTAAATGGAAATTTGCTGATAAAACAGATAGAGAAGCTATTATTCAACAAGCCAAAGAAATGGAGAAAGAGAATATAAAATTAGCATTTGCAAGTGGTGTTATTAGCGGTTCTTTAAGAATTGGAGCAGCAGATGCCGAACAATACTACAACGAAACCTTTAAATCAGAGTAAGATGCCAGATATAGCAATGTGCAAAAATGAAACTTGCAAACTAAAAAAAGAGTGTTACCGATATATGGCAGAACCATCTAAATATTGGCAAACATACGCAGATATAAACCCTAACGAAAAAGGCGAATGTGATTACTTTATCAAATATATAAAACCAAAAAAATGAATTATAACATACAATCAATTACAGACACAAAGAAATCATTTCCTAAAAATACAAGATTCGTTTTTGAGGATTTTCTAATAGCTTGTCCTTTTTCTCTGGAGTATATGCGCCAAGTATCACGCAAACGAGAAGTAATGCAATGGCGGCAGTTAGGTATGGTTTGGTTAGCAATAGAAAATATGCACCTGAGCAAAGCAGGAAGATTCTTTGACAAAGACCATAGCACAGTTATTCACGCTTTAAAAGTAGTTAGACAAGCAAATAACGGATTTGATTATGTGCTAAAAGAAAAGATTGACAAGATAATGAACTGCATAGACTTGAGCGTACCTTACTCAAACGATTCAAGCGAGAACGAAAAGAACTCTTTAATTTATTTAGAACGATTAATTAAAAAAAAATTAGCTGCTGAAGGTATGCTATAAGTTAATAAACACTATATTTGTAAACAATTAAAAACAGATAACTATGAAAAAAGAAGAAGTGGTAGACGTTCTACCGAAAAGCGAAACTATCTACACTAAGCTATGGAAAGCAAAGCAAGAGATAGGTAAAGTTACTAAAGGTTCTAACAATCCTTTCTTTAAATCGAAATACGCTGATTTAAACGCTATTTTAGAAGCTACTGAACCAATCCTATTAAAACACGGTTTAATACTCTTACAACCCATCTTAGACGGCAAAGTATGCACTCAGATAATAGACATAGAAAACGGAGACAAGATAGAAAGCAGTTTAGTTCTTCCAATGATTACCGACCCACAAAAATTAATTGCTTCGATTACTTACTACCGAAGAGGAAGTTTACAAACGCTTTTAAGTTTACAGGCGGTGGATGACGATGGAAACACGGCACGAGAAGCGGTAAGCAAATTATTTCCTCAGGAACGTTTTGAATCTGGACTTGCTAAAGTATCAAACGGAGAATTAACTACTGAACAATTTAAGAATGCTTTGAAAGGATATGAATTAACTGAGTTACAAACCAAAGCAATGTTATTGTTATGAATTCAGGTTTATATATTTGTAAATGTTATTGGACAAATACCCGTACGAAAGAAATGTTTCCTGTTTTAAAATTTGGAATGACAAAAAATATAAATACAAGGCTTTATTATTATAATAAAAATGGACAATGTTATAAATTAATTGCTTTTTTCCCTTGCGCAAGTATTTATTTAAAAGAAAGAGAAGATTATTTTAAAGAGCATAGTTATTTTTCAGATTGGTCTAGAATATCTCGTTCAGAACATATTGAATATGAGAAAGGATATTTTAAAAAAATGTATAAAGATTTAAAAGAGGCAGCGGAATTAAAAATTAAAAAAACTAAAACAGGATATTGTTATGAGTAAGAACATAAGAATTACACGAGATAAGCAACCTAAAAGAAATAGCGAAGAAACTATTAAAGTTAGATTGATTAATAAAGCAATTAGAGATATGATTAGAAACGGACATATAACTAAAGAATTTGCTGAAGAGAATAGAAAAGAATTAGTTGAACAAGCATTAAGAAAGTTAGTATGAAAATTAGATGTAGCGCAATAGGTAAGATACTAACTTCTCCCAGAACAAAGGGAGAGGTTCTATCTGAAACTGCAAAGACTTATATTCAAGATTACTTTAAAGAAAAGGAGTTAGGAATCGCTAAAGAGTTTTGGAGTAGATATACAGATAAAGGTTTACAGATGGAAGATGAGGCGATAGAGTTTGCAGGTCAAGTCTTAGGGTGGGAGTTTGTAGTTAAAAACACGGAACGATATAATAACGAATGGCTCACAGGAGAACCCGATGTAATTACAAAAGACTTACTTGCTGATATAAAATGTTCTTGGGATGGTTCTACGTTTCCATTATTCGATACTGAGTTAAAGAATAAAGATTATTTTTGGCAACTGCAAGGTTATATGATGCTTACAGGATTAGATAAAGCTGAATTAGTTTACTGCTTAATGAATACACCGCACCAAATCGTAGAAGATGAGGTACGTAGAGCGCATTGGAAAGCAGGATTAATAGATGAGGATTTAGATTTGCGTGAAGCGGTACAATCTCAGCACACGTTTGACCATATTCCTAACAACCTACGTATTAAAAGATTCATCGTAGAAAGAGACGAACAAGCTATCGAACAGATTAAAGAGAAGGTAGAACTTTGCAGAAACTACTACGAGCAATTAAAAAGTATAATTTAAAAACAAAGTAAAATGAGTAGAAGTAGTCTTAAAATATCAGAACATTATATAAACCACGATACATTAATTGAATATTATACTTTATCTTTTGAAATAATGGTTCCTCAAGATATTACAAAAGAAGAATGGTATATATTAAATCATAAATTAGAAGATTTATATTACGAAATAAAAGAAAGTAAAAATAATAATAATCAAAAACAAAAGTAAAAATGAGTTACGACAACACCAACACGGCCGTTATTTTTAAGAATAACAAGAAAGAAAACGAGAAGCATCCTGACTACCGCGGGACTATTAACGTAGACGGAAGAGAATTAGAAATAAGCCTATGGATTAAAGAAGGTAAAGCTGGTAAGTTTTTCTCCGGTAAGATTCAAGAACCATTTAAAAAGATGGAGAATACTTCTGACAAGATTAGAAACGAAAGTTCTGGATTGCCTTTTTAGTCCCAAATTTTATTATATTTGTGACATAGTTCTCGTCCTACATTATAAGAACTTAAAAAAGTTATTGACCCTGTCAATGAAGGAGAAGTAGGACGCTCTGGATTTGATGGGGTTTTTTAATTTTAAATATATGAGAAAGGCATTTAATTTTTATCGAAGCTATTGGGAAGTAGCAAATCAATTAAGCGAAACAGATAGGCTCAAATTTTATGATGCCGTTATGCTTAAACAATTTACAGGAGAAGAACCAAATTTAAACGGAATGGTTAAGTTTGCGTATCTATCTCAAAAGCATTCTATTGATAGACAAGTAAAGGGTTATGAAGATAAAACAAAAGACCCTTTGGTACACCCTTCGGTAGGGGGTAGGCAAGGGGGTTCTGTACACCCTTCGGTACAAGAAGAAGAGAAAGAGAAAGAGAAAGAAGAAGGGAAAGAAAAAGAGAAAGAGAAAGTTCCTGTACGACATTGGAATCAAGATATAGGAGTAGATGGTTATTCAATAAACAAAAAGAAATGATAGTTAACCATAGAAGCCAAGATGAGTTATTGGAGTTACTCAGACAAGATAAGATTCCTTTGGGTAAGGGAATAAGTATAGACTTAGACAACCATTTAAGATTTAAAGAAGGTACGTTTAACATTATTTTGGGACACGCTAATGTAGGTAAGACTTATTGGGTATTATGGTACTTACTTACTATGTCAGTTAAATACAACCTTAAACACCTAATTTACTCTTCTGAGAACTCCGTGTTTGGAATCAAGCGTAATTTGATAGAGTTGTGTGCTGGTAAAAAGATTAAGGATATGTTTGAATCTGAATTAGACAACCATAAAAACTTTATTGAATCTCACTTTGATTTTATAGATGCTCAGAGAGCGTGGACTATTGATGAGTTTATGAAGCAAGTACAGGAATTAGGTAATTACGATGCCTTAATGATTGACCCTCACAACTCTTTTTTAAGACCTAAAGGAAGCAATGCACACGATTACGATTACGAGATGGCTACAAGGTTAAGGTTATTTGCTAAAAAGACGAACACAACTATCTATTTATGTATTCACGCTGCTACAGATGCTTTAAGAAAGACACATAAAGACGGAGAATATAATGGCTTACCTATCCCTCCAAGTATGGCAGATGCAGAAGGTGGAGGTAAATGGGGAAATAGAGCAGATGACTTCTTAGTAATACACAGATACCCAGCACACGAATCACATTGGATGTTTACAGAGATACACGTTAAGAAAGTTAAAGAAACAGAAACAGGTGGAATGCCTACATTTGCGAATAAACCTGTATTGTTTAGATTAGAATACGGGACTAAATTTACCTGCGAAGGAATTAATGCTTTAGGAATATGAAGACAGTTAATAGTTTAAGTGGTGGTAAAACATCGAGTTACATAGCAGTTAATTACCCAGCTGATTTTAATATATTTGCTTTAGTAAGAACGAACGATAAAAAATGTTTATTCCCTGACGCGAAAATTAGACAAATTGTAAGCGACAAAATAGGACACGATTTTATAGGAACTTTAGAAGAAGATACTATTATCTATACAATACTTGATTTAGAACAATTTATAGGCAAAGAAATAGTATGGTTAAGTGATAATACTTTCGATGAGGTAATAGCAGGTTATAAGATGGCAAATGGTAAAAATTATTTACCTAATCAAATGACAAGATACTGTACGGTAGATATGAAAGTGAAACCTATCGCTCAATGGTGCTATGAAAATATTGAACTTCCTTTAGAAATGAGAATTGGATTTAGAGCAAATGAAATGAGCCGAGCAAAAACTATGATTGAAAGAGCGGTAGATGGAATAGAAAGTTTTAAGTTTAAGGTAGGAGAAAAAAACGGAAGGAATAAATGGAAAGAACTTCCATATAGAAAAGTAGAATTTCCTTTAATTAAGGATGCTATTTTTAAAGATAAAATAGAAAAGTATTGGGAAGATAAACCCGTAAGATTTGCTTACCGAAACAATTGCGTAGGTTGTTTTCATAGAAACGAATTGATGTTAAAATATATGAGTGAGAAAGCAAGTAAACAATTTGATTGGTTTATTGAGCAAGAACAAAAAAACAACTGTACTTTTAAAAGCGGAATAACTTACGAAAAAATTAAAAATCACAGATTGCAATTAGACTTATTTGATGAAGATTTTCAAGATTGCGATTCTGGATATTGCGGACTATAAAACAAAACAGATGAACTTATTTGATGTAATACACGCTAAGACTTCCTTAAATGCGATTATAGGAAGTATCCGACTTTCTCTACACGATTTACGAGATAAACACGAACACAGAAAAGATTTAATAGAAACCTTAGAGAAATACGAAATATGGATGAGTGAGACCAGAGATACTTTAAGTGCTATGGAAGATGAGAACAAGCAGTTAATTAAAAGACTTGCTCAATATCATACAGAGTATTTAAAATTAAAGCGAGAAAATAATGAATTAAACGAGTTGTTATGAATGAAGAACAATTATTTAATTATTTAAAAAAATATTATATATACGATTTAACAAAAAGCGAAGATAAATTTTCAAGTTATGATTGTTTTAGTTCAACATATAAATGCGTAATTGAGTTAAAATGTAGAAATAAACATTATGATAATTTGATGTTAGAGAAAATTAAATATGATAGTTTAAACAAAATGAATTGCAAGGCTTTTTATATAAATTCAACACCAGAAGGAATATTTGTTTTCAATATAAATGATATAAAACCAAATTGGATTACTGATAATTCAATGCCTAAACAAACAGAATTTGAAAATAATAACAAGGTTGAAAAGACATATACATTAATTTCTATACATAATGCCATAAAAATATGAAAGCTAAGAAATGCAAAGTATGTAAAAACGAATTTACACCGATATACACTACTGCACAAAGCACCTGCTCGTTAAGTTGTGCTATTGAACAAACTTCCCAGAAGAAAAGCCAAGCGTGGAAAGAGCGTAAGAAGATATTAAAAGACGAATTAACTACTGTGCAAGATTTAATGAAAGTAGCGCAGCAAGTATTTAACAAGTATATCAGATTAAGAGATGAAGGTAATTTATGCATAAGCTGCGGTAAAAAACCTAAAAAACCGAATGCAGGACATATGTATTCAGCAGGTGGACACTTCAACGTAAGGTTTGATGAGCGCAATGTACATCTTCAATGTGAGTACTGTAATTCGTTTTTATCTGGCAATCTTTTACCTTACCGTGAAAATCTTTTAGCTAAGTTAGGATATGAAGAATTTGAACGTTTAAGCATTGATGCGATGAAAACACGAAAGTTTACACGAGAAGAATTAAAAGAGATTATAGAATTATATAAGCGTAAAATAAAGGAAATAGAAAAAAAATAAAAAATATTTTTATAAATGCTTGCAGATATAAAAACTTTATTTACCTTTGTAAGGTAATCAAAAACATAAATGCTATGAAAACTCAAAACACAACAACAGAAAAACAACAAAAATTAGTTGAATTCGCAAAGTCTTTAAATATCTCAGTTGAGAAATTAATCGAAATGTACAAAGACCCAGTTAAAGCAAGTGTATTAAATGTAATCGCAGAGGGGCTTTAATTAGCCCTTTTAAATTTTTATATATGACACCAAAAGAAAAAGCAGAAGAATTAAATAAATTGTAATGGGATTTACTACACACCTATACAAGTGCAAAAAATGTAATAAAGAGATTTTGTATACAAGCAAACAAATGCATCCTACTCAATGGCACAAATGCAAAATAAAATTAGTTAAGCAAATGGAAAAAAAAGATTTTGAACATTTACAAATGATACTCGAGCCCAGTACTAAAGTTTCATCATCCATAATAGCGCATCAGTACGAATACTGGCAACAAAGAGTTAATTTAAGAATTGAATATTTAACCCCTTTAATTGATGAATGCAGTTTAAAAGGTTACGATTTATCTACACTATCAAAAGAATTACACGAAGAGTGGCTAGAATTACACGAAATAAAAAGATTTTACAAGTTTTAACTATGGGAAGAAAAAAACGAAATAATGTTGTGCTTTATATGAGAGTTCCGATTGAATTAAAAGACGAACTAAAAGAACTTGTTAAAAATGCAATTATAGAAAAAACTAAAAAATTATGAAAGTAGAAATCCAAAACTTTACAGGAACTCAGAAAGAGTTTGAATTAGAAATTATCTATGCACAAGGAGTTATAGAGATATTCTCAGCTAAAGCAGAATACAGATACAGCTATGATTTAGCAACTGACACCCCAGAGTTTATTTTTGAAAGCATTCAAGGGGCGAAATGGAACGGCATTACAGGAATTTATTTCCCTTATGTTTTTTCAGAGGAAGAATGTAACGCAATCGAAGCGCAGATGAGAGACCAAATTGATTGGGAAGAGATTATAGATGTGTTAAACAATTGGAATAATAGAGACTGATATGAAAGCAATATTAGAATTTAACCTACCTGAAGACGCACACGAATACAATCTTGTAAACAAGGCGGTAGATATGAGCGTAGTTCTTCACGAGTTCGACCAATATTTAAGAGGGAGATTAAAATACGAAGACAATATAACCGACGATGCATATAATGCGTTACAGGATGCGCGTGATAAATTGTGGGAGATGGCTAAAGATGGAGGAATAGAACTATGAAAAGCACAGAACTAAAAATCTATCACGCTACAATGTTTGTTATATTTAGCGTAATACTTGTTTTACTCGTTTCTAAGGCACTTTCTACTGATAGTAATAGCAAAGTATATCCAATAGAAAGAAGTACGATTAAAACGTCTTATTTAAAGTCATCTGATTTAGCAAAAGAAAACCTATCTTTGCAGAAACAAAATTATTACGAGAGATTATGGAACGAGAAATAGTATTTATATACCTTTTGATTCAAGCATTTTTTATGTTAGGACTAAGTATGTTGGCATTTAAGATGGAATATTTTAATTTAGCAGTAATATTTTTAGTAATTGGTGCATTGAATTTGATAGCTTTGAGCATCTTTATTTATGATATATGGGTAGGAAGATAGTAAAAGACGAAATGCACAGGAAGTATCGTATGAATAGACGTACTGCTGATTGGTTCTTAAATTATATGTATGATGGTATGGCTTTTATAAGGCTAAATCCTGAAGAATGAAATATGTTTATAAGGTTATAGATTTAATTTGGGTGTATGTTATTAGCCGATTGTATAGAAACGAAGACAACTGAAAATAGTTCGGAGTGGTTAGCATCGGTAGCAAAACACCACAAGCACTTTATATCGGTGGTTAAATCATTTGGAGAAGACCGATACTCAGAAGACATAGTGCAGGAAATGTATTTAAGAATCTACAAATACACGAACCCAGAGAAGATAATAAAAGACGGACAAGTAAATCAAGGTTTTATATGGTTTGTACTTCGTAATATTTATGTAGACTATTGTAAGCAAAAATCTAAGATTGAAAAAGTAACTGTAAACGATGCCTTAGATATAAAGGATATTGAGGTTAGCGGAATAGAGAAAGCTAAGAACGATATCGAACTAAAGATTTATATGGAGATAGATTCTTGGCATTGGTACGATACGATGTTGTTTAAGTTATATAAAGAGAACAATCATTCTATGCGTGAGTTATCTGCGTTAACTAAAATATCTGTAACGTCTATATTTCACACTATAAAGCATTGTAAGCAACGTTTGATTGAGAATGTAGGAGAAGACTACGAAGATTATTTGAATGGAGATTATGAACGAATCTGAAAATACATACCATAGTTTGAGTGAGATTAGAAATAATTACGCTGAGTTAATTGATAAATATTATCAGTTGGTACAGAAACACGAAAAGCTACAGGAAGAATTTGACCAACTAAAAGAAAGATATATGAACTTAATAGATAACAAATGAAAACGATACGAGCGTATTTAGAAAACCAAAAGGAGTTAGCCTATGTATCATTTGCCCATAGTATGCAAGGCGAAAAAATTAACTTATTAGATGCAAAACACTTTTTAGAAAGAATAGTACATTTAGAATTAATGATTAAAGAATTAGGAAATGGAAAAGAAAAGAAGAGGTAGACAGCCAAAGGTAGTTACCGAAGTGGTAGACCTATTAAAAGACGAAGCACAAGAATTAGTAAACGAGATTAAAGAAGATGTCGCTGAAGGTTTAGGAGATACTTTAGAAAAGGTATTTAAGAAAACAGGCATTAAGAAATTAGTAAAGTTTATAGCTGGAGAGGACTGCGGATGTGACGAGCGTAAGAAGAAGCTAAACGAACTATTTCCTTACAGAAAAATTAGCTGCCTAAATGAAGACGAATATAATGTATTAGATACTTTCTTTGGTAAGAATACTGCTGAAATAGCACCGAGCGACCAACACGAACTACTCAAAGTTTACAATAGAGTTTTAAATATAAACAGAGAGCCTACAAGCTGCTCGAGTTGTTGGAGAGATATTCTTAATCAATTAAAGAAAGTATACAACCAATATAAAGACGAACATACTGAAGACTAAAGATTGCATAGTGAACTATTATTTAGTAGTTATAAACCCAGAACTCCATAGACAAGTATGGAATAGCTTAAAACTCACTATGGCAATTGCTGAAGCTGAGTATGTGTTGTTTTATGATAACACCATTAAGACCATACATATGGAAGAGGTAAACTATGAAGAGTATAGAAGTTATAATTACTCACTCAACTAATATGAAAGTAGATAAAGTAAAAATAAGCGAGGTAAAGACGAACCCAAAGAATCCACGTCTAATAAAAGACGATAAGTTTAAAAAGTTGGTTAAGTCTATACAGGACTTTCCACAGATGCTTGAGTTAAGACCTATCGTAGTAGATGAAAACAATATTGTACTTGGTGGAAATATGCGTTTAAAAGCGTGTAAAGAAGCAGGATTAAAAGAAGTGTTTATTGTAAAGGCGGATAATTTAACAGAAGAACAGAAACACGAATTTATTGTAAAAGATAACGTAGGCTTTGGAGAATGGGATTGGGATATATTAGCTAACGAATGGGAAGTAGATAAACTTGAAGAGTGGGGATTAGATTTGCCAGTTGATTTAAGCGTTCAAGAAGAACTCGAAGCTGAAGAAGATGATTACGAAATACCTAACGAGATAAACACGGATATAGTATTAGGAGACTTATTCGAAATAGGCGAACACCGTTTACTATGTGGGGATAGTACGGATAGCGACCAAGTAGCTAAGCTAATGAACGGACAAAAGGCGGATATGGTATTTACCGACCCACCGTATAGAGTTTCTTTTCAAGGACAAAGAATAAGTAACACAACAAAAGATGGTGTTGTTATTCACGGACATAAATGCGCAAATACTAAACACGATGAAATAGAAAACGATTCATTAAGTGAAGATGATTTCAAAAATTTTATGGCTGAAGTTTTAAGCAATTTATTTTTATTTAATAAAGGGGCTTGGTATATATGTTTTGCTTATTCGGAATTACATTTATTATTAAATAGTTTAATTGATTCAGGCCATAAATGGAAAAATATCATTATATGGATGAAAAATCAAGCAGCACTTTCAAATATGGATTATAAAAGCAGGTATGAACCAATAATTTATGGACAAAAAGGAGGTAACTTTTATGGCGAACGATATAAACAAGAAGATATTTGGCAGTTTCAAAGAACATTAAAAAATGATTTACACCCAACTATGAAGCCAATTCCATTAATTGAAAATGCGTTAAACAATTCAAGCAAAGAAGGTATGGGAGTATTGGATTTATTCTTGGGTTCAGGTTCAACAATGGTAGCTTCACACCAACTTAAACGCAAATGTTACGGAATGGAATTAGACCCGAAATATTGCCAAGTAATAATTGACCGAATGAAAAAGCTAGACCCAAGTTTAGTGATTAAACGCAATGGAATTACAATGTAAAAACAGAGTTATGGAAGGAAGAAACGGAGGAACATTAAAACCATTTGAACAAGGCGAAAGCGGAAACCCTAACGGAAGACCTAAAGGGAGCCGTAATAGAAGCACAATAGCACGGCAATGGTTAGAAGTTAATCAAAACCTAAAGAATCCTTTGACAGGCGAAAACGAAACAATGAGCCAAGAGGACTTAATGACTTTGGCGCTGATTAAGAAAGCACGTGAAGGAGATGTAGCAGCATACAAGGCTTTGATGGATTCAGGATATGGCGCACCTGTTCAGCAGATAGAGCAGCATAATATTGAAATACCTTTATTCCCAGATGTTTCAGAGGACCACAGCAACGAATAAAGTTTTATCTTTAAAAAGACGAACTAAAATAATTCAAGGCGGAACTTCTGCTTCAAAAACGTATTCTATTTTAGCAGTATTAATAGACAAAGCATTAAAGAATACTACTGAAATAAGTATAGTAGCTGAAACAATACCACATTTAAGAAGAGGTGCATTAAAAGACTTCTTAAAGATAATGAGGTGGACAAATAGATATGTAGATGCAAACTTTAATAAATCACTTTTAAGATATGAATTTGCGAATGGCAGCGTTATGGAATTCTTTAGTGCTGACGATGCGTCTAAGCTGCGTGGCGCTCGTAGGGATATATTATATATCAATGAGTGCAATAATGTCACTTTTGAAGCGTACAATGAGTTATCGATTAGAACGAAGAGAGAGGTATTTTTAGACTTTAACCCTGCAAATGAGTTTTGGGTACACACGGAACTAAAAGACGAACCAGATAGCGACTTCATAATTCTAACCTACAAGGATAACGAAGCCTTAGACCAATCCATAATAGACCAAATAGAAAAGAACAAGGAAAAGGCTAAGACTTCTGAATATTGGAGAAATTGGTGGAATGTTTACGGACTTGGCTTAGTAGGTAGCTTAGAAGGAGTAGTGTTTAATAATTGGAAGATAATCGACACTATTCCGATTGAGGCACGATTAATTGGCATAGGCTTAGACTTTGGTTATTCAGTTGACCCTACTGCGATAGTCGAAATATATCAATACAACGGACAAAGAATAGTAAGAGAAAAGGTATATCGAACAGGTATGCTTAATTCTGACATAGCTAAAGAACTACAAAAAAACGTAGTAGTATATGCTGATAGTGCTGAACCTAAAAGTATAGAAGAAATACGCAGACAAGGAATAACGATTAAGGGTGTTACGAAGGGTAAGGACTCGATTAATTACGGAATAGATGTAATGCAACGTCAGGAGTATTTAGTAACGTCTGATAGCATTAATCTAATCAAAGAACTTAGAAGCTACTGCTGGGACACGGATAAAACAGGAGTGAGATTAAATAAACCTGCAGGTGGCAACGACCACATTATAGATGCGCTACGGTATCACGAAATGGAAACTTTAGGATTAAACAAT